ACGATACCGGAACGGTAGTTACTGCACCAACATACTTGGTCACTAAAGCAAGTCCGGCGGTAAGACATTCCTGGGGGAATACAGTCTCATCCGTCCCGACGTAAGCCTGGAACTCTTCCAACGTCACAGCCATTTATAGACCTATTACGCTACAGTCTGGAGTGAAACGATTGCACCCTGACGCTGTGCAGCAACGGCCATGTAGCCATATACCGAAACAGAATCTTCAAGAGTGGTTACGTCACCTGACGAAAGTCTGATTGGTGAACCAGCAGACTCCCATGAAGTAACTGCAGCGGAGTTAGCTAGCAAGCAATCGGTAGCGCCCAACTGTGGGTCTACGATGATTGGAAGACCGAACAAAGAACCTGATAGACCTGGGATGTTTGCAGATCCAACGGTGTTCATTCCGTCGTTGTTAGCTGAGAAGGATAGTCTTCCGTCGGTTGCACCGATAGACACTAGGTTTACGTAAGCGGTTACACCAGTAACGATGAACTCTGGACGTAGACCAGTTGCGTTGAAGATGTAAGCAGAACCTTCTGCGATACCCTTTGCAACAGTTGAAGCGTCGGTGTGTGCGTCGAATGTCTTTCCTACGTAGCTTAGGCTCTGTAGAAGGTCAATGACAACGTTGTTGGTTGCGTTAGCGTAAGCAATAGTCAAGCCCTGGAATACCTGGTCAAGAGTGTTGATTGTCGCGCGCTCTACGTATTGACGTGAGAACTGGGTGTATCCACCGTAGGTCTTTACGTCTGCAGACATTACCTCGAAGCTCAAGTTACCGAAGGATAGTGCTTCGTTCTCTGGGCTCTGCTGACCAACTGCAAGAGTGTTGCTGTCGATCTGAATGTATTCAACTGCTAGTCCGCTTGCTGGAAGTGCTCCGCGTGTGAACGCTGACAAGGTTGGACGGTTGTTGGTGATTAGAGTGTCTAGGTATCCAACGAACGGAGGAAGGATAGCTGCGTCTGCGGATGTTGAAGCTGCGCGGGCTAGAGCCTTTGCGTCTTCGTCTCCAGCTAGAAGACCCTTTGCAAACTCGCCTTGTGAGCGGAATTTGTGTGTAGCTGGTGTTGCGATTTCGACGGCCTGACCTGCTTCGATAACTCGGCGCAATTCTGCAACCTCGTCCTGAACGGTGCGAACGTCAAGTTCAATGTTTTCCATTGTTTCACTTTCTGTTTCATTAGGAGTCTCCACGATTTCTTCAACCTCTTCGGCTTCAGATTCGCTACGGACTTCGGTTATTTTTGCGCCTTCAAAGGCTGGGAAGGGAACTACTGAAACCTCTTTGAGGTCTACTAGTTCTCTAACTATCGTTTGGCCTTCCTTCCGGTCTTTGACCGGGAAGAATCCAACCGAGAATCGATTTAGGACGTCATCCTGTAGTAGTGTGTAAACTTCGTTTCCGCGTGGAGTATCGCTGATCTTGGCAACGATTTCATAGCCTTCTGGAGTATCTCGGCCTTCGATAACTTTACCGATTGGCTCTTCGTGACCATAGAACAACTTCACGTCATCTACGCTCTCGATTGCTCCAGCTTCAAAGCGCTCTTTTAGGTTTCCGGTTAGTTCGATTTCCTGACCGTATGGAACTGCGAGACCGACGATAGTTCTTTCCTCGGTATCAACTAAACGAGCCTGAAACTCGCGTGTAATCATTTCAGACATCTAGTCCTTCTTTCGTTCTGACTTCATCGGCGGTTAGGATACCTGCTGCGATTGCGGTCTGGTAGTAGTTGTAACGTGCTGCGACATCTGCCTTGAACAAGTGCTCGAAGTCGAACTCGACTCGGGTTCCTCGAGGAAGACAGTTGCTTAGTGCGTCTGTGATTGCATCGGTGTAAGCCATAAGTGTGTGACGGTAGAAGACTTGGTTTTCATCTTGCAAGTTGGAGTAAGTGTCTGATGATCCCGGAATAGAAGTTAGAAGCAATCTTGCAGGGATACCGAATAATCTGGCGATTGCCTGTGTCTGCTGATCCTGAACTTCGGTAAATAGTGCGTCTCGAGGAGAGAGAGCAATTTGCTGGTAGTCAAAGCCATTAGCTAGAACTGCAACTTGACGGTTCTGCTGTTTGTTGTGCCAGTTGTTAGTTACTTCATCGGCCTCGGCCTTGTTCAACATCTGGTTAGTCTTTAGAACTCCAGTTGGAACTCCTGCTGCGGTAAACCAGTTCAAAGCGTAGTCGCGTAGATCTAAAGCTGCGGAGATGTCCTTGTAGCAAGAAGCGATTGGGCTTACACCAACTAGCTGACCTGATTGGCTAAATGTTCTTAGGTGCTCGATCTCTCGCTTGGTGTAGCGCTTTCCCATGTAGTCGTAAACAATAGTCGAGTAGTCGATTGTGCCATCTTGCATCTTTGGGTATGAAGGCATAACGGATGCAGCCGGGAGAATGGTTAGGTTGTTTACTTGACCGTTGGAAGAGTATTGCTTATACCAGTAAGCGTTACCGGATAAAGCTAGATCTACTACGGTTTGGAATAGGAAGTCTTTACGGTTCTGATCTAGTGAAGGGTTGTTTACTAGAACTGGGTTTTCAACCTTGAGCTCGACTCCAGTTGCGAATCGGTAAGTATTGATGGTCATCTTGCTAATCGGAGTTCCGATGATTTGAATAGCGCGATAGACAGCGGTAAGACTTAGAGCTGTGTTAGGTGTAACAATGCTTGGTTGTCTTGTTGGGATTGTTGGCTGGACTGCGCGAACTTCTGGCTTGCGTCCTAAGAGCCTGTCAAGTATAGATGCCATTTGGACTCAAGGATACCACAGACCACTGACTAGAACACGCCTATTGTTGCGTGTGGTGCGCGTGATGAAACGTAGAGTGCAAAGACAGTTGCCATTACTGCGTCGATGTCTCCAAGTGATTCTTTACGACTAATGAACCAACTCTCACCAGAGTATTTAGCGACCCCGTTAGGCATTTGAGCAATCAGGAGGGGATCGCTGTTGTGCCTAACGGAGCCAGTGCTAAACATAGCAAAGACAGTCGAGCATGCTGACGAGACTTCTTTAGCCCATAGTGTCCAGACCGGAAGCCCAGAGTTTTTTAGTCTCTTAGCTAGACCGGGTAGCTGGCGATCATCTAGCACTATCGCTCGCGGGCTGTGTTTACTATAAAGCGATGTTAGCTCATTGAAGAGTTGTTGTTCGGTAGGACTGACTAAAGACATAACCAATTCTGTTTCGTGAACGTCCTCGATGTCGTTGGCATAAGCTATCGTTCCGTGTCCCCAGTTCGTAGTTATGTCTACAGCAAAGACTCCACCAGTTAGATTGGTAACTCCTCTACCAGTTGCAGCTCGGAAGATGTCTCCGGGCAACCATGAGTTTGTAGATCCAGCGATGAATTGATTTAGTCTGTATCTTCTAGCTTCGTGTTCTGGAATCGTTTTCAAGTCCGAGATGACTTGCTCCATTTGAATGCGACCTGCAGCAACCGATGGATTAGCTTGCATGATTGCCTTCGGGTCATCGACCTTGGAGTTCTCCGGGGCTTCCCAAAGGAAGAATCCAAAACGTTCTAAATCCGTGGCGCCATTGGCTGCTGCTTTTCCTGACTTGTATAGATCTATGAGAGTCTTAGAGTTCTGATCTCCAGCGGTTGTAATTCCAACAACGATTCCATCCTTACGCTGTGAAGTTCCAAGAACGGCTGCAGACCACATTCCCTCTTTAGCTAAGTGGAGCTCATCGAATAGACAGAAGCTAATTGGGATACCTTGAAGAGCTGCCTCCTTAGCTGCTTTCACGTCATAGCGTCCTCCGCCATCGAAGGTGACTATTCCTCGAGTCTCTGTTGCTCGTTTAAATCGTTTCTTTAGGAATGGGTTTGAATTGATGACATAGTTCACCCGGTTGTAAACGATGTTCGCCTGATCAGTGCTCGATGCCAGTGAGATAACTTGCGCACCAACTTCGTGAAGTAGTAAGCCATACAATCCCAAGATTGCAGCTAAGAGAGACTTGCCGTTCTGTCTTCCAACGGAGATCACTACTTGGCGATACCGGAGTCTGTTGGGGTAAGTCGGATGGTCTGCTGGATAGCGTTCGAGGATTGCCCTAAGCAACCACTTCTGCCATTCGTCTAACTCGAGGCCGTCGGGACTCTCCGGGCTACTCCACGCGATCTTGGCAAACTCAATGAGCTTATCCCCGTCAGTTATGAAGTCTTCACTAAGGGGAGGCGTGTAAGTAGTCGGGAGCTGGAGCATTAGCGAGTGAGTAACTTCTCCAGCGGGTCAATCTCTGCGGACGAGGCACCGAGAGATCGTTGAAGCTCTAGAACGGTCTTGCGAAGTTCCG